TTGCATTCAGCACTCTTTCGGAGGAGATACGCCAACGACTTCAACAACAAGATCCGAACCTTGCCGAAAGTGACGCTAAGGTGGACTTGTTTACCTCTTGTAAAAGGAACGCCAAACACTGGGTGATTACTCAGGATGTTAATGGTGTAGATATTCCGTATGCTGGTGGTAAGGTAACAATGGACCGCAACCCATTCATCCCCTTAAGACTTTCTAGGATTGATGGTGAAGCTTACGGACGTGGGTTCGTTGAGGAATACCTCGGTGACATCCAGAGTCTCGAAGCGTTGACCCGTGCTATTGTCGAGGGATCGGCTGCTGCTGCTAAGGTTCTCTTTCTTGTTAACCCTAATGGCACCACAAGAGCCCGGACGTTAGCTGAAAGCCCCAACGGTGCGATTGTCCAAGGCAACGCCGCTGATGTTAACACTCTCCAGCTAGATAAGTTCAACGACTTTAGGACAGCCCAGGTTACCATGGAAGCAATCAAGGACCGCCTTGGTGCTGCCTTCTTGTTGACCTCAGGTGTAGTCCGACAGGCCGAGCGTGTGACAGCCGAAGAGATCCGTATGTTATCCCAAGAGCTTGAGGCTTCCCTAGGTGGTCTTTACTCGCTCCTTGCTGCTGAGATGCAATTACCATTGGTGAAACGCATCATGTCAGTCATGCAAAAGAAGAAGATGTTACCTAAGCTTCCTAAGGACTTGGTGAAGCCAGTTATTGTTACCGGGGTAGAGGCCCTTGGTAGAGGTAACGATCTTTCTAAATTAGATTTATTCCTTGCCGGTGCTGCTCAGGTCGTAGGACCAGAAGCTATCGGCCAGTTTGTTAATGTTGAAGACTACTTTAAGCGTCGTGCAACTGCTCTCGGTATCAAGACCGAAGGACTCATCAAGAGCGCCGAGCAGATGCAACAAGAAGCACAGATGCAACAGATGCAAGCTATGACTGAGAAGCTAGGACCAGCCGGTATTAAAGCCTTGAATGATCAAGCTATGGCCGGTAACATGCCATCAGTCGAACCACAAGAATAAATATGGAAAGCGTTACATTTAGCGAACCCACAGAACAGGAGAATATATCTCTTGAAGAACAGGCTGCTATGCAAGATGAGCAAGCCAAAGAACAACAGCCCGAAACGGCTGAAGCAACTCCACAAGACCGCCCTGAGTGGTTACCGGAGAAGTTTGATAACCCGGAGGCTTTAGCAGACGCTTACAGCAACCTCGAAAAGCAGTTCCACGAGAACAAAGCCGAGCCATCCGAGACCGAAGACAACGCCACCAGCGAACCAGAGGTATCCAACACTGCTGTCACCAGCGCATCCGAAGAATACTTCGAGACCGGTGAGCTATCCGAGGAGACCTATAAGTCCCTTGAGGCTAACGGCATCCCTAAGGAGATGGTTGATATGTATGTTAATGGCTACGAAGCCGTGGCTAACCAACAACAACAAACCTTGATGAAGGAGGCTGGAGGCGCGGAGAACTACGAGGCTATGTCCGAGTGGGCAGCAACAGCTTTAACAGACCAAGAACAAGAGGTGTATAACAACACTGTCGAGTCAGGGGATGTTAACGCAGCAACTATGGCTATCCGTGGTCTCTATGCTCGCTTTCAGTCGGACGGTGGAACACCTGTTTCTCTTGTCCAAGGGGACACCTCGGGAACAGCCGGGGCCATGCCCTTTAGCTCCTCTAAGGAGATGACGATTGCTATGCAAGACCCGCGCTATAGTTACGATAACAAATACCGGGAGCAAGTCTCACAACGACTATCAGTCACAACCGCATTCTAATTATGTCATCTATTATTACTTACATCCTCGACAACAAAACTGAACTACTCAGTGCCATCTCTATGGTCATTGCTGCTTGTTCCGCTATCGCCGCTCTTACACCTACACCTGTCGATGACGGGTTGGTCAAGAAGCTTTACAAGGTTGTCGATTTCCTTGCACTTAACATTGGTCGTGCCAAACAAAAATAACAACATTTAAACACACACGCACCACATGTCTGTGTCTCTGCTAGTCAAGTTACTAATATCGTTTCCTCGGTTAGCAGAGGCATTTCGTGGTCTTATGGAAGCCTATGAAGAGAAACTATATGTTGAGCGTCACAGCAATATGCGTGATGTTATTGATGAGTGGATGCACTCCGACTCTTCGTCCGACAAAGCTCCCTTACTTTTTAGAGAAGGCCAGAGAGCAGACGTGGACAACGGACCAGAAGCAGACGGTGGGGGAGATGTTACATTACATCAACGACCTAGAGAACAACCAACATGCCCGCTAAACGAAAAGGATTGTCCCTTCGCAAAGAACACAAGTCAGACAAAGGAGGCTTAACAGAAAAAGGGCGCAAGTATTACAACCGAAAGACAGGTAGTAACTTAAAGAAACCGCAACCAGAGGGAGGCCCGAGGAAGCGGTCTTTTTGTGCGCGGATGTCCGGCGTCAAAGGCCCGATGAAAGATTCCAAAGGCAGACCCACCCGAAAAGCTTTAGCTCTTAGAAGGTGGAAATGCTGACCCCAACCCCAACACTAACAATAATAACACTATGCCCAAAGTAGGAGATAAGTCGTATCCGTATACCCCCAAAGGTAAGAAAGCAGCTAAGAAAGCAGCCAAGCGGAAGGGGTTGAAGATCATGTCAAAGAAGAAGAAAGGAAAGGGGACTTGAGGGAAGTAACAATCATTTCAACAAGTTTTATTGAATAACAATCATGGCTAAGATATGTCCTAAAGGAATTGCATGGGCCAAGCGCACGTTTGATAAGTATCCGAGTGCTTACGCTAACATGGCGGCATCTAAATACTGTAAAGATCCTAACTACGGAAAAGGTAAGAAGAGATCTAAATTAACAATCAAGCGTAAGAAGAACCGTGGGTGAACTAGCAAAATGGCGCAAGCAAGACTGGGTCCGCGTAGGAACCGACGGTAAAATCAAAGGCGCTTGTGGAACCTCAAAGAACAAAAAGAACCCCGATAGATGTCTTCCAAGATCAAAAGCCAACAGCCTATCAATCTCTCAACGGGCTGCAACAGCTCGCAAGAAGAAGCGTGCAGGATCAAAGGGCAAACAGTTTGTTGCCAACACCCCTGCTGCACGTGTAAAGCTGCGTTTAAAGAAGAAGTAGCTCTGGGAGATGTTATTCAAATAGATTTCCTCGACCACGTGCAAGACGGCACCGATGGTCCCCTTGAATGCTCAGTCTATGGTTCACTTACGGACATAGGCGATAACTACCTTACTGTTACCTCATGGCACGGCTGTGAAGATAACACAACAACTTTCACCATTATTACAAGCTGCATAAGTAGCTTGGTGGTGTTTAAACCAAACGTCATCATAAAGATAGACTCCCCCGAGGCCGACGATGAGACCCACTGCGGTGGACAATCAATAACTCCGAACCCGGTTACGGACACATCCGAATGAGGACAACCTTAACAACAACTAAAGAAAACCAAATATTATGGCTAACGGAGATACATCCGCGTCCCGATTGGGACTTGTTAACAATACGGGAACAGATGTTAATGAATTGTTCCTTAGGGTGTTCTCAGGAGAAATCCTGACCACCTTCGAAGAGTTCAACGTGATGAAAGACCTTCACACGGTTCGGACTATATCCAACGGTAAGTCTGCTCAGTTCCCTGTAACTGGCATTGCTACCGCTAAATACCACACCCCAGGTCAGAACATTGCTGATGCCGATAACAGCTACCTCAGTGCTATTAAACACGCTGAGAAACTTATCAGCATTGATGATGTCCTACTTGCCTCTACGTTCATTGCAAACATTGATGAGCTTAAGAACCACTACGATGTCCGCAGCATTTATGCTCAGGAACTCGGTAAGGCTCTTGCCAAGCGTTTCGATGTGGCAACCATGAAGACCCTTACGGCTGCTGCTCGTTCGGCTGCGACTATCACTGGCGGTAAAGCTGGTATCGCAATCGATGGAGGTGAGCCGGGTGCCTTCACTGGAACTGTGATTCAAGCCAAGCTCTTTGAGGCTGCTCAGAAGCTTGACGAGAACGACATCCCTAACGACGGAAAGCGTTTCGCTATCCTTAAGCCAGCCGATTACTACACATTGCTTGCCTCTGGTGAAGAGGTTATCAACCGTGACTTCGGTGGTCGTGGTGATGTTGCTACTGGTCGCATCCCAATGGTTGCTGGTATTAACATCTACAAGTCAAATCACCTTGTTGACGTAGCTGTCTCAGGCAGCGCACAAGATCAGAACGACCAAGTCGCTGGCGTTCAGAACGACGTGTTTGGCTCTGGTGGAACTGGATACAACGCCGCTATGGACAAGACTCAGATCATCGGTGGACACCCATCGGCGATTGGAACTGTCAAGCTCCTTGACCTTGCTACCGAAAGCGACTACAAGGTCGAACTCCAAGGAAGCCTGTTCGTAGCTAAGTATGCTATGGGCCACGGTGTCCTTCGCCCCGAAGCTGCCTTTGAAATCAAAGACGCTGACTAATACCCCCTAATAACCCCAACGGTCGCACTCCTTTCTTTAATGATTGGGGTGCGGCCTTTTCTTTCTTTATTTTACTATGGCTACCCTTACCTCCAAACTTGACGCTGTTAACACCATGCTCGGTTACGTTACCGAAGCACCTGTAAACTCTATTGCTAACACTACTGCTTTGCCGCCATCTGCTGCACTGGCTAAGGGTGTTATTGACGAAGTGTCACGTGAGGTTCAACAAGATGGGTGGCACTTTAACACAGCCCAAGACTACAAGTTGGAAGCCAATGCCTCCAATAAGTTTGTGTTACCTGACAACGTCCTACAAGTGGACACAGTTGACACCACCTATGATGTAGTCCAACGAGGCACCACATTGTTCGACCGTAAGAACTACACTGATGTATTCACTGAAGACGAGCTTAAGGTTAACATAACATTTTTACTTGAATACGAAGAGCTACCAGAACAGGCTCGACGTTACATTGCCCTCAAAGCATCCCGGATGTTTGCTAACAGACTTGTTGGCTCCCGTGAGATTGAGGCACTTATTTACCGTGATGAGATTCGCGCCAAGGCAGCTATGGAAGAAGCTGAAGGTAACAACTCAGATCGAACCATTTTCGACAACTACGACACTGCTACACGTATCGGCATCAACCGCCGCATTGACCTTGCTTAAACGATGGCTAACATAACAACTACCGTTCCTAACCTCATCCAAGGGGTCAGCCAACAGTCACCTCAGGTGCGCCTAGCTGGTCAATGTGAGGAGCAGATCAACGGTCTTTCCACAGTCACCAAAGGACTCACTAAGCGTCCCCCGGCACGTCTCATAGACAACCTAGGGGCTGTAGCTCTTGAGGGTGACTTCCTGCACTTCATCAACCGGAGTGAGACTGAAAGGTATGTTGTTACTGTTGAGCATCGGACCACAGGTGACGGCTCAGGTGTTATCAGGGTGTTTAACCTAGAGACCGGAGACGAAGCGTCCATTACCGCCGGAGATGTAACATATGCCAACGGTTACCAAGTCAGTGGTGATTATCTTAAACTAGCAACAGCTAACAAGTCCCACGAACAACTTAAAGCTCTTACCATAGGGGACAGCACGTTCCTTCTTAACACTGATGTTACTGTCGCTAAGACAGACGAGAAGTCCGAGGTGCTTGATTCGTCCCGTGCCTTAGTGTTTGTTAAACAAGGAGACTTCGGTAAGAAGTATGGTCTTAAGTTCCGTAACAAAGGAACCTTTAGTGGCGGTGGTGCAACCTTTACTGTTACTTGGTCAGAGGAAAGGACGGGACTAACTAATAATAAATACATCTATCAAATCAACACTATTAGTGTTAATGACGGAGGGTCTGGTTACACAGCCGAAGATGAGCCGACGATTGAGTTTCCGACAGGAGTAGAATGGCAGATCCGTCCTGAGTTCAATATTACAGTAGCCGCCGGTGTTGTAACAGGAGTAACACTTCTTCATAAAGGATTAACAACAGTATACGACTCTTCACAAAGCTTTGCCTCATCAATCCCTGCGTCCCCTGCTTTTGATGAAGGAAGCATTGTTACGGCCCTAAGCGGAGGACAGAATAAAGAAGAGGTAGCGGACGCAACCAACATCGCATCCCAGTTAAGTCTCGTATTAACAAATACAGCTACAGATCCTCACCTAGCTACCGGAACTCCTTCTCCGAAAATAGCCGCCGCTTACACCTCAAAGGACAAAGACGGCTCTATCATCATCAACCGCAACGACGGCCAAGACTTCTTCCTTGAAGCATTCGATGGTCTTGCTGGTTCCGGCCTAGGACTCGTCCACAAGGAAGTTGATTCGCTTTCGGATCTCCCTGTGCGTGGACCTGATGGTTTCCGGGTTGCCGTGCGTGGTTCTGCTGACGCTAACGAGGACGACTACTATCTCCGCTTTGAGACTAACGACGGTCAATCCTTTGGTGAAGGAGGATGGGTAGAAGACGTAGGACCAGACCTCGACATCGCTCTCGACCCCGACACCCTTCCCCTTCAGCTTGTTAACACAGCCCCGAACACCTTTACAGTTAACACTACCGGGTGGGCCAAGCGTAAGTCAGGTGATGATGAGACCAACCCATTTCCATCCTTTGTCGGCAAGAAGCTCAACAACTTTGTCTTCTTTAAGAACCGCCTAGGATTCATCTATGAGGACTCTGTGGTGCTTTCGGAAGCCGGGGAACTCTTTAACTTCTTTAGGACCACCGTAAGGACTCTGTTGGATACCGCTCCGATTGATGTTACATCGGCAACCGCTAACGTAACAAACCTCAGAAGCAGTGTAGCCTTCCAAGAGAACCTGTTGTTATTTGCCGACCGGGGACAGTTTGTTCTTAAGGGTGATCCCTTGACCAACGAAACAATCACTCTTGAGGCAGTCACCAACTATGATGTTAACACATCCGAAGATCCCCTTGCTGTTGGCTCTTATGTCTATTTCCCATTTAAGCGTGGTAACTTCCTCGGTATGCAAGAGTATTCTCTCAATGCCACCACGGACGTTTACGACTCGGATGACATTACCACACAAGTTCCAGGATATATCAACAACGGTAACATCCTTGTAACATCAGGTTCCACATCCACTGACCTCATTGCTCTTAGCTCAGGAGGCGACACCATCTACGTCTACAAGTATTTCTTTAACGGACGGGAAAAGGTTGTTAGCTCTTGGAGCAAGTTCAAGATGCCCTTCAATGTTCTCAGCCTAGAGTTCATCAATAGCTCCCTGTTTGTTGTTGGTGACAAAGATGGCGACACCCTGTTGACTGAGATGAAGTGTGAAGAGCTACGGCTTGAGGATGACACCCTTGACGGCTTTACGATCCACCTTGACATGCTCAAGAAGACGACATTCAGTGGCAGTCCAACAACCACACCTACCGCCACCTTGATCGACCTTGGGTTCACTCCCGGTCCTGATGATGTTGTTGAGGTGTATGACAGCCACGGCAACCGAGTAGTTGTTAACTTTGTCAACGTCAACCAAGCAAGCATCCAGTCCTACAACCGGACGTGCTTCAGCGGTCTTCGATACAACCTAGAATACACCTTCAGTGAGCCAGTGTTCAAGCAAGGTAACCCACCAGTGTCCTCGGGTCTTGCCCGTATGATACTTAGGAACGGCACCTTGTTCTTTACGGACGCCTTAGATTTCCAAGTTGAGGTAACACCTATTGCTAGGGACAAGCGTATCTTTACCTACAGTCCTAACGTCATTAACATCACCTCGACGGACACCCTGCTTTCACAAGATGGTAAGTTGCGATTCTCGATCTTTACACAAGCCAAGGATTCGCTTATTAAGATTGTTAACTCAAGTGCATTTGCATCTAACTTCCAAGCCTGTGAATTCGAAGCCAACGTCCATACCCGTTCAACTAGAATATAATAACGTCTACCTTAGGTCAGCCCGTAAATCTGACTGTGAAGAGGTAGGCATCAACATGCGCCACATCGACAAACTTGAATGTTTGTTAACCAGTGGGTCCACCCCAACACAAGCCCTAACCTTAGGGTTAAAGCAAGACTACCACACGTGGACCATATGCGCCAAAGACGACCACGCTCCCTTAGCTTGCTTTGGGATTGGTGAGCTTATCAAGGATAACACTAACTACATCTGGTTGTTATCAACCGATAGGCTGCTTCAAGTTGCGGGCTTTGAGTTCGCTAAAGCTAGTAAAGCTTGGCTTTCCTTTATTGTTAACCACTACAAACTACCATGTGTCAACCACGTCCACGTCCAAAACACCACAGCTATTCGATGGCTTAAGTGGTGTGGTGCTGAGTTCTCCGATAACGACTCCACCGACTTCCTTTCATTCCAAATCAATCCCTCTTTATCTAAATAACAATTATGTGTGAACCTATCTCGATGGGTATAGCTAGTGCTGTATCATCCTATGCTGGGCAACGGGCTGCGGCAAACGCCCAAGAAAAAGCTCAATCGCAAGCCTCTGCTGCTGAACAAGTTAGAGCGCAACGTGCTAATACGTCAATGCGACTGAGAGAAGCACAGGAGGGAATTGCAAGGTCACAACGTAAGGAGGTCGCACAGATCAAAGGCATGGAGGCTAAGTCCAAAGCCAAGCTAGTAGCACTTACAGAGTCAGGCGTAGCTGGTAGAACTCTTAACGTAGCTCTTGGTAAACTCAGGGCTGAAGAAGCACGCTACCAGTTCTCCGAGGAACGCCAGAAGGAGATGTTACAACAACAGACCACCTTCGGTATGCAAGAGGAAGCGTTTAGATCACGCATGAACCAGCTTAGAATCAACCAGCCGATACAACAAGCAAGCTTACTCAGTGCCGGTCTTACTGGCGTTCAAACAGCGTTAGGAACAGCACAGGTGATGCAAGGGGTGAACTTTAAGTTACCCGGATTTTCATCGGCGGCTGCTAAAAATACCACAGCGTCTACTTCTCCCCTTAAACAAGCTTCGTTTCAAGGAAACCCAATCACACTTCCCGAGCTTGACACGCTTTCTACCTAATCACACATGAAGAATCAAGACCTTATCAACGCTCTCCGTAACGAGGGAAGACAACCTGTAGACCTTAACTTAGGACAGGTTCCCGTCTCGCCTACTATCGGACGCATGGGTAACTACAATGTAGTAGTGCCTGGTTATTCAACGCGGAACTCAGCTACCGAGCTTTCATCGGCGCTTGCACAGATGCCTCAGTTATTAGGCCAAGCCCGTAACATACAAGAGACCGCCGGAAAACAAGCAGCCGACGAGCTAACAACAGAGCAAGTAATTGACCGAATCAACAAAGGCGACTTTGAAGCTCAAGGATTTCTTACGCAGTTTGGTAAGGATAAAGCATTTGCTGAACAGATTTACAACCGGTGGTTTAAGTCTCAGATTCGACCCGCGTTGATCGCAGCGTCTAGTGAGTTGGATAACAAAAGTCACGATGATCTTCTTCAGATGGGCGAGGGAGAAGCGTTTCAAGCACAGGCACGAGCTATACTGGTTAACTCATTAACAAACAACGATCCCTCTATCCTAGAAAAGATTGCTGATAACCCTCACACCGCCAGTCTCCACAACAAAGCGATGGAAGCATACATCCCAGAGTTTATAGCAAAGGCCGAGGCAACTGCAACCGCTCGTAAACTTAAGTTCACCAAAGACTCAGCTTTACAGAGTGTTACTGATGACGTGGTGAGTCTTCTTGATCAGCCCCCGATACCTGATTATAAAGCAAATGAAACGCTAAGTGACATTGAAAACAAAAACAAATCGCAAAAGTATTACACCAAACAACGCAAAAAACTGGTTAACCACCACCAATCGACTCTTGAATTTGCTATGGAGGAGGCAAGAGCAAGCGGGCTAGAAGGCGCAGACCTAATCCAAGCGCGTAAAAATGCTCTGGCCGGTCTGGAGTCACGGATGGGATTTTTATTGGAACGAGAGGAGACTCAAGAATTTGGTGCGATTCTTACCGCAATGCGCGAAGGGGTTCTGAAAATTGATGGGAAAACCTTTGGGTCATCTAAAGACGGATTGGATCTTATGACTAAATCCGAATTTATGCTAGAGCGGTATGAGGACAAGCTTGAGGCGGACAACGAACGTGATGACTTCAATAAAGATAAAACGTCCGGGTGGCTTTTAGATAATGTTGAAAGCATAGCTGGTCCTGTTCACGATGATCGCTATTCCGCTCCAGAAGATTATGACGGCGTCATTCAAAAATTAACCACACTCAGGAGCAGCGTCAGGGAATATGGGGAGGACATTGCCACTAAACGAGAGAAACTATTTTATCTTGAGAGAGTTGAAGAAGAGATCGACGAACTTGAAGCCTTGAAGGATAAGCGGATTGATTATGTTACGTTTGTAGCTGACTCACCGAAATTTGATGCTTTAGTAAGGGAAATAGGTCTTGGGGAACCCATGACCATTCAGAAAGAAATAAACCTTGGGCCACCGGAGTTAGTGCAACGAGCAGGAGAGTTTGGATTAGAACCAGAGGTTGCGTTTCTCATGCCCTCTCGCCAAGATCCCAAAACCGGTGACTACGTCCCACAACCTGACATAGATCTATTAGACGTACCTACAAAGGCTCGTGAAAATGCGCTGAAATCTGTAATTGGCCCAGAGTTTAGCGCTTACCGTAAAGGGACGCTTACATTAAATGAAGAAAAGATAGAAGAATTACAAGAGAAGTATAATAACGCCTACGTTGATGAGTTTAAAACTTTGGTTCGTGAATTGGCGCGAGAGAAGGGTTACAGTGCAACTATATCACCTACCAAAACAGACGTAAGACCTGGCAGGGAGTCCGAGGCTGTGACAAAGCGTAAACAAGAACGAGAATTTATAGAAAAAGGCTATCCCTTGCAAGACGGTAGGATTAAATACGAAAGAGGAAGAAGAATACCTTCGGCTTTTTATGATACCTCGGGAGTTAGTATGGATACGTTTGAGCAAGCCATAGACACCGATAGCGCCTATAAGATGGTCTTGGACCCGAACGCTGTTAAGGAAATGCGGGAAAGTAATCTTGAAAGTGAAAGAATCGACTTCAATAACGTTTGGTTAAAGACGAAATACAGCAAACAAGCGAAAAGCGATCGAGCAAAGGCCATTGATAATAAACTAATGTCCTTGAGGGAGCCGTCCTTGAATTGGGAGGTTCAGCAAAGCGAGGTCACCGGACTTCCAATGGAAATCCTTAGAACTGATAAAGGTTTCAGTAAGACAACCTACATGAAGGATAACGGGTTTTTTGCTTTCGACACGGAGGAGCCGTTTGAGATTGATTACGACCGAACCGGTTCATTAACAAACAAGGACGCACCTAAGAAAAGAATCTTTAATGTTAATGCCGTATACAAAGCCACAAGACTAAATGACTTCGAAGATTTAATATTTATCGCAACGGAATATGGACATGCTCCAGAAGGGTCCAATGTGCAATCACCAGAGATTCAATCATTTCTGAATAAACAGAAAGTTTTGGTTAACAAATATGGGTTTATGGATTTCCGACCGCGTGAAACAAGAAAACCTTTTGAACCACCTAAAGAGAAAACCTTAGAGGATTACCGAGAATTGTTTGAAAACTCAGCAATCACCGACCCTCCTAAACAAGAGAACGAAGAATAATACACATGAGTCTTTTTCCTACACAATCGTTAATGTCACAGGCGGGTTTTCTTTCCCAGATGCGACATCGCCCTGTAACATATTCAGATGTTGACCCTGACTACGGACACCTAGACCAAAGCGCCCGAATGGAGAACCAAGACGACTCTGGCTTCTTTGAAGACCTATTTATGGGTTTTGCCTCTGGCGCTGAAGGCTTCGGAAGGTCAGTCATAGGCTTGGCTGATTTCGCGCTTGGGGATGCAATACCTGATAGCTGGTCTGAAAGAACCCTAGAACGTCCAGACAGTTTAGTAGGAGGATTGGTTGAGGGAATCACTCAGTTTAGTCTAGGCTTGATTCCTGGTCTTGGAGTAGCCGGTCTTCTTGGAAAGGGAGGAAAACTCTTAAATGTAAGCGACAAACTTCTCAAGACTTCCAAGACATTAACAACGGGTGTTACCGCTGACTTTGTGGCCTTTGACGCACACGAAGCACGCTTGAGTGACTTCCTAGCATCCCATGATGTTACCCGTAATGCGGTCACACAATACTTAGCATCCGACGAAAGCGATGGTGAGTTTGAAGGTCGTATGAAAAACGTGCTTGAGGGAGGAGCTTTAGCCGGTGTAGCTGGCACCCTTATCAAAGGTGTTAAAACCTTAAAGAAGGGGAGAAAACTAGACGGGAGCGAGGACGCTCTTAACGAATTTACCCAATCAGCCAACGAACTTAAAGACACGTTAATAGAAAGCGGCATAGCAACAAGAAAAGGAATAGAGATTGAAATGAACCTTAAGAAAACATTTCCTAATGCACTGCGCCGTGTCCAAGACCAACTTAATAACACACGCCTTGACCAACAAGGGGGAGGACGAACTGAGGTCGATACCGACAGCGCCCTTCCGAACTACCCAGACTGTTAACATATTTCAAACGCACGTATATGCCTAAAGAACCTAACACAAATCCTTGCGCCATCGGCGGAAAAGAAGCTCTTTATAGTAGCTCACGAATTCTCCGAGAACTCGGGGGTGCCTCTGAGTTTTCAGAAATTGACGACTTAGTAAAAAAGACGGCGGATCAGTTACAGTCCGAGCAGCCGAGATTTATGGAGTCCAAGGAGATTGGAGACCAAATAAGCGAAGCTATTGCTAGAGCGCAGATATACGGAGGAGATCCAGACGTTTACATACAGATTCTAAGAACCGCCGATCTTGATAACCCCGAAGTAATGGCAACCTTTAGTAACCTTATGCTAAGGCAACAGGTGACCTTTCACGGCATGTCTGCGGCTAAGAATCGACAGGTGTCGCTTGCCAAACAAATTAGCGATGGTGTGGATAATGGAATTGACGAGGTGAAGATTAAGGATCTTGAGATGCAGTTAACGGACGCTAACGCTCAATTTCGTAACTACATGACCTATAACTCGGTCCTCGGAACTGGTGCAAGTAGGTTGTTATCACAACGTAAATCAAAGAACATCGGCAAGGCTTTTGATTTGTTAACAACAAAACTAGGAGATAAATACAAATCGTCTTTGGATGGAGAAGCTTTCCTTAAAGAAAATAGGCTGAATTCCGAGGCACGCACAAAGCTAGAAGCTGAGAACAATCAGGTTAAAGAAGACATTGAAACAGACATTGATGCCCTTTCGGATGAAGATTTACAAGCACGTATAACCAAAGACGAAGAGACGATCAAGAATCAAACGGACAAGATTAAAGAGCTTCAAAACGACCTTGACGCACGCACAAAAGAGCTTGCCGGACTGGAAACCAAGCCCGAAGTAGACCCACGGACAGACGCATTAAATAAGCAGATAAAGGACTTAAAAGCGGATCTAAAAATTCAACAAACATTACAACAACTGCGGAAAGATATTAAAGGTCTTCGTAAGAAAGGAAAGATAACTAACTTTCAAAAAGAACAGTTACTCGATAAACTGAGATCACAAAGCGAACGGTTGAACCAGCGTTTAAAGGTTAGCGACGTTAAGACCAAGAAACTGTATGACAAGTTTGTTAAACAGAACCTAGGATCGCAAAAGGCCCGGACCTTTGCAAAGCGTTTGTATTTTGCAGCACAAGACGGAAAAGAAGATGCGGTGTTAAACATGGCCGCAAAGATGTCCGAGAAGTCAGGATGGACAAAAGGTCTTAACATGGGTCTCCAATGGTTCATGGGTAACATCTTGAGTGGACCTCCTTCGTATGTCTTGAACGGAATCGCGCCGGTATTAACGCGGGGTCTTCTCAAACTTGAAAGAGCGACCGGAGCAATTCTCACAGGCAATACCGACCTTCTTAAAGCACACATGACGATGGATTCCATGTTTGGAAACGTCCGACAAGCTTGGGAAATGGGTGGAAAAGCCCTTAAAAGCGACACTGAAACCCTGTTGGGAGGTGCGAGGTCAATGGACCCAGAACTGTCAGGAGAGTCGTTAGGAGCATTTCACTCTAGTAACTTCAACAGCAAGTTTATGTCGTCCGATCCTATGGTCGCTGTAATGAACACCGTCAACGTAGCAACACGTTTACCCTTTCGAATTAACGGAGCAGTTGATGTTATTAACAAAACCTTTGCCGTGGACAACTACCTTAAAACTCACTATAAGATGGAGGGTCTTTCGAAGATTAGAAAAGGAGATCTTGATGCGGATGAACTAGGTGCATACGTAGATGGCAAGGTTCGCAAGATGTATAATGAGGACGGTTCGTTGTATTCCGAAGAGCGCATGATGAAGGCGTATGCAAAGCGAGCGTTGGATGAAGGATTTGATGAAACAGATCCTAACGCAATCGGACGTAAACACCTTGAGTTCATGTCGGAAAAGATGAAAGAACTCCAAAAAAATGGTGGTGACCTCAGCGAGATGGACCTACTTGCAAGACGAGCCGAAGACTTTGCACGGGAATCAACCTTTACGGGTGAGCCGGGAGCGATAACTAACATCCTTAACCAACTAAGGGATCACGTTCCTTTAACAAAGTTCCTTATTCCGTTTGTTAATACTCCGATGCAAATCTTGAAGTTTGGGTGGCAACGAACTCTTCCTGGGGTGTTCTTGAGTGACATAGCACCACGCCTTGTTAAAGGAACCAAACAGGCACGACTAGATTTCGCGAAGTTAGGACCAATCGAACAAGCCGCTTATCGCGGTCGCTTAACAACTGCGGTGGCCTCAACAGGCGCTTTGGTTTACTTTGCAAGTAACAATAGAGAGGCGATTACCGGAGGTGGCCCGCGTAACAAAGACGAACGACGCGCTCTTGAAGCCACAGGATGGCAACCTTATTCGTTTGCTACAACAGATGACGAGGGCAACAAAACTTACTACAGCTACCAACGGATGGACCCATTCGCCACTATGATTGGTATTATTGCGGATATTGCCGAGTTTGGAGAAATGAACCCACGAAGCGATGACGAGCTTAGTTCCGCCGTGTCTGGTATGGCCTTTACCATAGCCGAAAGCTTGACCGATAAATCTTTCCTTCGTGGTTTGAATAACGTCTTGAACATCACTGGTGATCCAGAGACTTACATTCCTAAAACATTAAAGGACATCGGAGCCGGTATGGTGGTCCCTATGTTCGTTGATAAACTAAAGAACTACGATAATGAGATACTTATCAGGGAAAACCGTTCCATTGTTGACGCAATACTACGAAAGATGCCCATCGCTGAAGAGAACATTCCTCCAAAGCGGACCTTTCTCGGCGAACCTGTTTACCGACAGAATCCACTTGGTTTACTCGGGATCGCCAATCCGGTTTACATATCAAGCCAACGCAACGACATCGTAGACCAAAAGATTCAAGATATGCTGCCCAGATTTTCGTTACCTCCGGCAAACTATTTAAACCACGGTGACACGGACATGCGAGAGTTTTACAACGAAGGCGGGAGGCAAGCATACGACCGATTCCTTGAACTAACATCAACAACTACCATTCAAGGGAGGAATCTACGAACCGCTTTGAAAGGTCTGTTTAAGTCCCGAGCATTTAAGAATGCGGAACAGAATTATCTAGCAGCCCAAGAGACCGGAGAGCCGGGAGTGGAAGACCCTCGCGTGGCTTTGACTAGAAGCATTATCTCGCGTTATCGAAGAATTGCAAAACGGGAAGTTATCACTGAGTTTCCCGAACTCCAAGAGACAGTATTCAATTTAAAAACACAAAAGCGCCGAATGCTTAACAACCCTATCCCAACCTTATAAAACACCATGCCTGACACAAGTGGACTATCATTCTACCAGACCGACGACCCAACAAGTAAATCAATTACCTACGGTTTTGACGTATTAAGCGCCGATGACATTACTGTTATTGCTATCGCTTCAAACGGAGCCAGAACCGTCTTAACAGTAGAAAGCGGGGATGGATACGGATACACGGTTAACCTTGATACCAAGACGGTAACATATACAGGGGCATCATGGACTAGTCATCCACAGATATACCCATCAAGCGACATAAGAGTCTATCGGACAACATCAGTGATACCCTCGATTGACTTCACGGCGGGTGCTGTGTTAAGCGAAAGCGATCTCGATACCGCCTATAAGCAAGGTCTATTTGCCGCACAGGAGATGACCGAGGATGCAGCCGACACGAACGCTGGTCTTCAAAGTGTAACATCAGGTGTTATTGCAGCCGGTGCTGTGACCGCTCCTAAGATTGCAACAAACTCAATCTCAGAAGACCGCATAATTAACAGCGCAGTCACTAACGCAAAGATTGCCGACAACGCTATTAACGCGGCTAAGATCCAGAACGGCACAGTAGACTCGGCTGAACTTGCAGCTAACTGTGTAACAACAGCAAAGATCGGAGCTAACCAAGTCACGACTGCACAAATTGTAAATAGTGCTGTAACACAAGCTAAGGTCGAAAAAGCCTCCAAAGGTAACATGGAAGCACTGACTGGGAGTTCCGGACAATCTCAGGGTATTGTAACACCTGACGTTCTTAGATATAGCCAGTTCGCTCCAAGAGCCTATGGTTCATTAGGTATGGCGAGCGATAGCGACAATTCGTTTGCACACTCCTATAATGTCGCGTCTGTGTCCGCTAACACTCATGAACGAACAGTTACCTTCACAACACCGTTGCACAGTAACGCGGATTATGTAGTCATTGCAACCATCACCGGAACCGGAGTCGCTTATGACGCCCCGTCAATCGTAAGTAAGACCGCGTCTGGGTTTACGATTGATTTTAACAACACCGACAGCTCCGGGCGTGGAATTGACTTCGTTGTCTTCGGAAGCACCCTTAGTGCATAACAATTATTATGAACTCCTCAGTCAATACACCCTTAGTAGGTATCACCGGATTGATTGCAAATATAACACTCGAACAAGTTAACACCACTGTGGCTATTGCGGTAGGACTCTCCACGTTGATCTATATGTTAATAAAGATACGACACCTCTTAAAACAGAAACAGAAGTAATAATGAGCGACGAAAAACGAAGCATCAAGATGGAGGGTCTACAAGACCTTCTCATCGACACATTCATCGACCAAATCAAAAGTGGTGAAGCACCTCCTGCCTTGTTAAACGCTGCTCGTCAGTTACTTAAGGACAATAACATCACTGCAAGCATCACTAAGGATTCACCCTTGGAGGCACTTGTAAATTTACTTCCCTTCGAAGATCCGACTGATAAAGTTGTCAATGAATGAGTGACATCCCACCACAGCTTAAGGACTTCCGTAACTTCCTTTGGATGACATGGAACCACCTTACGCTACCCGCACCCACCCCTATCCAATACGAGATAGCCGAGTGGATGCAAAACGGTCCACGACGTGGTGTTATCCAAGGGTTCCGAGGTGTCGGTAAGTCATGGATCTGTTCAGCCTTTGTTGTCCACCAACTCCTCCTAGATCCACAAAAGAACATCCTTGTTGTCTCAGCATCCAAGAACCGCGCTGATGATTTCTCTACGTTCACCCTTAGGTTGATCCACGAGATGCCCGTCTTGGCTCACTTGATGCCTGGGGACAAACAACGCTTCTCTAAGATCTCCTTTGATGTCGGGCCAGCCCAAGCATCCCACGCTCCCTCGGTCAAGTCCCTTGGTATAACATCCCAGCTTACCGGCTCCCGTGCTGACATCATTGTTGCTGATGACGTAGAAGTTCCTAACAACTCAGCCACCCAGTCGATGCGTGACAAGCTCTCAGAGCAAGTCAAGGAGTTCGAAGCCATCCTTAAGCCTGAGGACAACAGCCGCATCCTTTTCCTTGGGACACCCCAATGTGAGGACAGTATCTATAACAAGATGCTTGAGCGTGACTACGAGATGCGCGTGTGGCCAGCAAAGAAGGTAACATCCGATAAGTCCGAAAAGATCTACAAGGGTAACATAGCTGACTCCTGTATCGATGATGATAACGTCGGAGACCCTACCGAACCCACACGCTTTGGTGACATCGACCTAGCAGAGCGTGAAGCATCCTATGGTAAGTCAGGGTTCGCCATGCAGTTCATGCTGGACCCTAAGCTGTCCGACTTGGACCGCTATCCATTAAAGATCAATGACCTGATTGTTATGGATCTTGATAACGAGACGGCACCCGAAAAGCTTGTGTGGGCGCAAGTCCCGGAGAACGCTTGGGACAGCACTGTGCCTAACGTCGGGTTCACCGGGGACCGCTTCTTCCGTCCTATGAAGCTTGTAGGGGACCACGTGCCTTACACCGGAAGTGTCCTTGCTGTTGACCCGTCAGGCCGTGGTAAAGACGAGACCTCTTGGGCTGTCGTCAAGATGCTTAACGGTTACCTGTATGTTACCGATGCCGGTGGTATGCAAGGAGGTTACGACGAAAAGGTTCTTAAGGTGTTGACCATGAAGGCCAAGATGAATAAGGTTAATGTTATTGTGGTGGAAAGTAACTTCGGTGACGGCATGTTTGTGGAGATCATTAAGCCCTATCTCACCAAGATCTACCCTTGCACCATCGAGGAGATCCGACATAACGTCCAAAAGGAACGACGAATAGTAGACACCCTTGAACCAGTCCTTAACCAACACCGACTTGTTATCGACCCTAAGGTCATCAAGAACGACTACGACTCAGCCCAAAAGTATCCCATCGAGACACAGCTTAAGTATCAGCTAATGTTCCAACTCTCTCGCCTTACACGAGAAAAAGGGGCGTTAACACACGATGATAGACTCGATGCCCTTTCGATGGGTGTCTCCTACTGGACACAACAGATGGCCCAAGATGCCGACACAAAGATCGGAGAACGCAAAGAGGAGGCCATCCTACAACAACTCAGAGACTTTAAGGACACCTATTACAAATCTCACAACAAAAGCGCACATACATCATGGATATAAAGACTGTTAACGACATTATAGCAATGCTTGAGGAATACCGCGATAGTGGCCTTAGGATGGATTCTGAGAGGGTTTTAGATGGACCGGTAGGTGAGCCTAGGAAACAACGCCTTGTGCTGGCTGTGGGGCATTCTAGGGCCAACGACAAGGGAGCTGTAGGATGGGACGGAAACCTCACCGAGTGGGCCTACAATCGAACCCTTGCCCACTTTATCAATCTTTACCTAGACGAGTCTATTGATGTTACCATTATCGACAAATACCAAGGGGACTCCTACACCGAAGCTATGGCTAACCTTAAGCGCAGCGTTGATCCCCTTGGGGCTGACCTTGTGGTCGAACTCCACTTCAACGCCTACAAGTCCCAAGAGGCCAACGGATACGAAGCCCTTTACTGGCACTCCTCCAAACACGGCAAACAAGCCGCCGACGCCTTTATCGACGCAATGGAGTCCGCTTTCCCCAACAACCTCAACCGTGGACCCAAAGCCATCAAGGATAACTCCGAAAGAGGCGCACGGTTCCTCAGGATGCTTAAAGCACCTTGTGTTATCCTTGAACCATTCTTCGGAACCAACAAAAAGGAATGGACCATGTTCCAAGAATCATCATACGGAAAACAACAACTCGGAAAAGCAATAGCCATAAGTATTAACAAGTGTTTTTCAGATTGGGGTAAGTAGTTGAATAACAATCCCTTACAAATGATACCCATAGTAGGGAGGAAGGGAATAAGCCTATCTTAGGAGACCCCGAAGGTGGATGATCTAAGAATTATTAATAACATCATCAATAACACTATCTTAGGGGGATCTTATGAGATCTTAGAATAAGGGGACTTAAGGAGACCTAAGAATAGCTCTAAGAGTAGGTGTTAATGATTACCTATAACTAACCAACCCATCAGTGTTTAATGCAACATAACTCCAACATCCATCACCAAGAGATACCTGAGGTCTCCCTAGACAACCTAGAGCATGCCTTAGCTTGCCTCCGGGAACACTTCGATGATGTTGTTGTTGCTGTTCATCACAAAGACACCAGGAACATTAAGGTAACATCATCTAATCCTTATGCTGGCCTCGGGATGCTACCGACCATCCAAACGAAGCTTAGGGGTGCCATAGAACACGCCGAGATGACACAGCTTATCCATGAGGAATCCTATGAGATCGAGGAGGATGATAGGCTGTAGGTTTTTGTTATAAAAATGTGAAGGGGTATAGTTAACGCAGCGACGGCGAAAAACCCCCCGAGCCCCCTCGAAAACGTCACAACAAGAGGCCGATTGCCTATAAATAAGCAAGGGGGGTGCCTTTATTCTACCGAAAGCGTTCTACGATAGGCCATCATAGAGACACTTAGAATGTTTTTTGCATTGGCTTTGCTTGATTGTTACCTTAGGCGAAGCCTTAGCAGAATTGTTGATTGTCAGCTATTGTTTACCTTTTCGCTTGTTTTTGTGTTGTCACCCCTTTTGTGATTAATCTGTAGTTACAATGTAAACACAACCTAAAGCAACCGAAAGCAACCCAAGTAACACCTGTTGCCTACCTACTGCCTACCTACTGCCTACCTAATGCCTACCTAATGCCTACCTGTTGCCTACCTATTGCCTACCTATTGCCTACCTACTGCCTACCTAATGCCTACCTAATGCCTACCGAGGTGCTTGCACTTTTCGAATAGACTGTAAGCACCCAAGAAAAGACACGATGAACTTTTTTTGTTTTTTATTTGTAAGATCACTTAGATTAGGCCATTACTGTAATTGTAATGAAAAACCAACAAGACCAACAAGACCAAGAAACCACAACCTATGGACGCTTTACGCTTAACTTAGAGCGTGACGGGAAAACTATCTTTTCAACCGTAAGTCATC